TTGATGACGGGGAGCATCGCTTTTCTGAGCGCAATCAGATCAAGGAGAAGAGGGAGCCGAGGGTTCAGCAATGCCCACAATGTTATCAGGAGATGGTAGGTATTCGGTGTTTGTGCGGTTATGAGGTTCCAAACTATGAGGAAATCGTGACTGATGATCAGGTGCTTGAGAAACTGACGGCCCAAAAACATGCCAACAAAACGATATCGACAGATCGAAAAGGTGAATGGCTTGGTGAATTATGGCTTTACGCTAGGCAAACAGGTAAATCCAAAGGCTGGGTCGCGCACAAGTACCGGAGTAAGTTCGGTGTCTGGCCGAATAAGATCACACCAGTTCCAGCCTCAAGTGTTTCGGATGAGGTTTCTCGATGGATTAAACGAGAGAACATGATTTACGCGCAGTCGAGGTTGAAGAATGCCAGTTGATAATATCCTCGCTCGATTGGAAAAGGTGAAGACAGCGGGAGAAGACAAGTGGAGAGCCGTCTGTCCAGTACATGGCGGCAAGCATCGGAACTTGATGATCAGCGAACGCGCTGACAAATCAGTCGGTGTTCATTGTTTTGTGTGCGGTGCTGGTGGCGTAGATTTGATGGAGACTCTCGGTATGCCAGTGTCAGAAATCTTTGCACCTGATTCCAACTACGTTAGACCAGCAGTCACGAGAAAGATGACGCAGGAGCGTCTTGAGGATGACTTTGTGCTGTTGATTGCTGAGAACGATAAAGAAAAAGGGCAAAGATTGACGTTGGAGGATAAGAAACGTGTCCGCCTCGCAAGGCATAGAATTAACGGTATCGATGCAATGATCAAAAATAATGATAAATAATCAACAAAAGTGTTGTTTTTTATATTCAGATGTAGGATACTATCTATGTCGAATCAACACATAGGAGAAAACGACATGACTAAATTATATGTTGAAACTTGTGGCCGTTGTTTTGGTGCTGGCACTATCGACTACGGTAATGTCACCTTTATTGGTCACGACGGTACAAATTCTCGCCATTGTTTCAAGTGTCGCGGAGCCGGGACTATCACCTTCAAGTCTTCACCTGAAGCGCGTGAGAAAGCTCGCAACAAGCGTCTTGAAAAAAAGCAAGCTGAGTACGCCGTAGAGCAAGCTCAGTATGAGGCGCGTTGCGAGGAAGAGCGTCAGCAGAACGGAGGCAAGACTAAAGCCGAGCTTCAGCGTGAGCGCGTAGCGAAAGCTCGCGCAGACTTCCGTTCCAAAGCGGCTGACGTAATCGCGGAGCTTCAATCGTTCCCAATCAATTTCAATTTTGTCCATAGCATTGCTGAAGAAATGTATGAGTATTGCCGCGTTCCTTCTGGCCGTGGACTTTCGATCACCATTGAGATTCTTGCCAAGCAACATGGTCGCCGAGGATCAAAGAAGTTTTGGGCGGCTCACGATGATTACAGTGATCTTTTTAAAGACGTTTTAGCTCCTGCCGCTGATGCGTACAGGGATTCTTTTTACAACACAGAGGCGGCGTAAGCCGCCCTTGGGGGATCAAATGCAAACGATATATCAATATGTTGTAGTGACCAACGAACTGCCTAGAATCGGATCAGGATACCGATTGGTCAAAGCTCAGATCGGGAGCAAGTGGGTTCACATCAGTGATCTTGACGGTGAGAATCGTACCAAGCTCGGTATGAAGTCTTGGTCAGCGATCAAGAAAGGTGATGTTGTTGACTCAGAGCTAGTTCTGAAGAGCTTACGCAAAGCCGACAGATCGTTAGGTCGGACAGCAAGGAGGAAACTTGCATGACAGGCTTTGAGTTAGTGTTGTGTGTCGCGGCGGCTTTTGTCGTCGTTGGCATTGTTGGGGAAATAGGTCGGTATCTATTTGAGGAGAACGTATAATGACTAGATATACTCACTGCCCTAGATGCGGTCAGTCCCTTGGCGATCCGACATGGTGTACGTCGTGCGGAGATGTCAGCGACTTCAGAGAGGGAGGCACTCTATCGAAAGTGCCTTACAAGCCAATGAATCAATGGTCGGAAACCAAGCCAGTTAGAAACCCACATGTACAGGCTGTCGAATACCTGATGGATAGGCTAGGGTTGAAATGATCTACTTCTCCACGGCAGATCAAGCACTCGACACGGCAAAACAATTCCTCAAAGGCAACAAAAGACCCCATGCATTGATTGGTAGAACCCGTCAAGGCTTCACAGTCATCGATCCTTATGACAAAAAAGGCCATTATTCTAGGATCATTGGTAAATTGTATCGTAAGAGATAACTTGATACTCTCTCGCCTATGGCAAGAGGTGAAGGCGGTGGTCGTCCCGCTGTAGAATTCGACGACAAAGATATCGCTCAAGTCGAGGCACTCGCGTCTGTGATGACGAAAGGCCAGATCGCGGATTACTTTGGCATCGAGGAAAATACTTTGCGGGCTGTTGAGAGGAGACAGCCGGAGGTTTTTGAGGCGTATAAAAAAGGCAAAGCGAAAGCAATCCTCAACGTCAGCCAGAATCTGTTACAGCAGAGCAACTCTGGAAATACGGTGGCTACCATCTTTTATCTCAAGTGTCAGGCTGGCTGGAAGGAGCAACAAGAAGGCTCAACCCAAGGTCATAACGTCGTTCTACAGGTCGTCAATCCTCATGAGGATGATTGAGATTGATGAGCCGGAAGTCTGGCAACCATCATCGAGCGATCTAGTCACTAAGATCAGGCCAACCATTCCGCAATACGATTACATCTACAGTCAGGCAAAGTTCCCGGCATTTGTCGCGGGATTTGGTGCTGGTAAGACTGAGGCGGCAATCTTGCGGTGTATCTTTGGCCTACTCGCCAACCCAACATGCAATCGAGGATTCTACGAACCTACTTACGATTTGATCCGAATGATCGCATGGCCTCGCTTTGAGCAGATACTGACTGAATTAAACCTACCGTATCGACTAACCAAAAGCCCTACGAATCAGATTCATGTCGAAGGATGCGGTCACATCTTCTTCCGGTCGATGGATAACAGCACCAGAATTATTGGTTATGAACACGCTGACGCAGACATTGATGAGCTTGACACCCTCAAAAAAGACGATGCGGCTTATGTGTGGCGGCAAATACTATCAAGGAATCGTCAGCACAAACCCAATGGTGGTTTGAATACGATTGGTGTCACGACGACACCTGAAGGATTCCGATTCGTTTACGAGACTTGGAAACGTGACCCGAAAGACGGTTATGAGATCATCCAAGCACCGACATCGAGCAACCCACATTTGCCAGCCGGGTACATCGATTCACTGCGAGACGCTTATCCAGACAACTTGCTAGATGCTTATTTGGAAGGTAGATTCGTCAACCTCATCAGTGGAACGGTGTACAACTCTTATGATCGGTCGAGCCATGCGTCGAGTGAGACGATCCGCAAAGACGAACCATTGTTCATCGGCTGTGACTTCAACGTTACCAAGCAAGCCGCAACCGTCTACGTCCAGCGAGAAGGAGGCAGAGTCTGGCACTGCGTCGAAGAACTCATCAATATGTACGACACGCCAGAAATGATTGATTTGATAAAGTCGAAGTACGCAGGGCATGAGATATTTGTCTACCCTGATGCAAGTGGTAGTGCAAGAAAGACAGTCAATGCGTCGATGTCCGACATCGCACTGCTACAGCAAGCCGGGTTCACAGTCAGGGCGAAGAAGTCAAACCCAGCGGTTAGGGATCGGATCATGGCAACCAATGCCGCATTGGAATCTGGTCGTATACGAATCAACGCAAATGCCTGTCCTACGGTCGCATCGTGCCTTGAGCAACAGGTCTATCGGAACGGGGAGCCAGATAAAACCAGTGGAGTTGATCACCAAAATGACGCAACCACTTATCCCATTGCGTATGAGATGCCGATCTTACGCCCAGTTTCCAACGTCGATTTCAATTTTGCACTATGAGGCGTAGAATAAAAATGACCATTGAACGGGACTTTTCATCATGCCAGTGACGCAACAGCACCCAGATTATCAAAAGTATTTACCTGTTTGGACTCAGACGCGAGATGCTGTCAAAGGCTCACGGGCGATCAAAGAGAAGAAATACGAATATCTGCCTGTCCCAGATAATCAATCAGGCGATGAGCGCAAGGGAACGCAGACGCTCCGATACCGTCAGTACATCAAACGTGCGCTATTCACTAACTTTACAGGCAGGACTAAGAACGCTTTGGTCGGTGCGGCATTCCGTAAAGACCCTGTATGTGAGCTACCAGAAGGGCTTGACTACCTCAAGATGGATGCGACAGGCGATGGTTTAAGTCTCAGTCAGTTAGCCAAAGACGAGTTGAGCAATCTGTTAGAGACAGGTCGTACCGCATTCCTAGTTGATTATCCACAAGCACCAGATGGGCTGACGGTTGAACAAACTGAGATGCTTCAACTCAAGGCGGCAATTATTCCGTATACGGCTGAACAGGTGGTCAATTGGAAGACCCAAAGCATCAACGGTCGAAAATTATTAGTTCTGTGCGTGTTGTCTGAGTCCTATTTGAAAGAGCTAGATGAGTTCTCATCCGAAGTTGAGACGCAATATCGCGTTCTGCGGTTGAAGGAAGAAGGTTATTCTCAGCAGTTATATCGAGATGACGTTCCAGTTAGTGAGGAGATTTTCCCTCGCAAGGCTGATGGATCGACTTGGGGCATCATCCCTCTGGCATTTGTTGGAGCGCAGAATAATGATGTGACTGTTGATGAAGCTCCGCTGTCAGATATTGCCGATGTCAACATTGCTCATTATCGGAACTCAGCAGACTACGAAGAATCGTGCTTCCTGACAGGTCAACCCTCGCTATTCATTACCCACAGTCTGTCACCAGAACAATTCAAGGCATTCAATCCACAAGGCATCAAGCTAGGATCGAGGGCTGGTCATGTCCTCGGTGAAACGGGATCGGCTACGCTATTACAGGCTGACCCGAACAATATGGTCATGGATGCAATGCGGTCGAAAGAATCTGCTATGGTCATGATTGGTGCGAGGATCATTACTGATCGTACTGGGAATGAGACAGCAGAAGGCGCGAGGATTCGATTTGCTAGTGAAAACTCTGTTCTTGGTGATCTGGTCAACAACCTGAGTAAAGGAATCCGACAAGCGATTGATTGGGTCGGTGAGTTTATGGGCGTTGATACTGAAGAGGTCGTCTTCCAGATCAATAATGAGTTCTACGACAAGTCCGTCGATCCTCAGTTGATCATGTCGATGGTCACTCTTCTTGATCGATCTATCGTCGCAGAGCAAGACATATTCGACAGGCTAAAAGCGGCTGGCGTGATTGCACCAGAGCGAACCTTGGAAGAGGTGCAAGACGAACGAGGTGTTGCCGCACCGATGGCCTTAGAGGTAGTCAATGGTTAGCAAGGTCACAACAAAGTCAGGTCGGAAGATTCCAGCCAAGTATTTATCAGGGCTAACAGGTGAGGCCAGACGTAAAAGGCTCGCCCAGTTAGAGAAAATGCAGAAAGAAGGTCGATTGCTCGGTGAGTTAGCTGGTGATAAAGATTCAAAAGGTAAGCGTAAGAAGACACCAGAATCCCCATATACAAAAGCATTTAGGAGGCGTTTCGGTGGCAGTAAAAATAAATGAACGCACCAAGAAGGCTTTGCAGAATAAAGCGAAAAAGGCAAAGGCTCCGTATTCGGCACTCAAGCAGATTTATGACAAAGGAGTCGGAGCCGCTGTCACCTCCGGCAGAAGGCCGGGAGTCTCTGTCAGTCAATGGGCAATGGCACGAGTCAACTCAGTCTTAACAGGCGGCAAAGCTAGATCAGTTGACTCTAAGCAATGGGAAGCAATCCAAAAGCATCGTAAGAATCTGAGAGGTAAATAGTCATGGTTGCAGGAGTCAAACATTATTTCCGCGATGGTACTCCATTTACAGGTAAGACCCACAAGGATGCATCTGGTCGAGCGATGTCCGGTGCGCGGCATTCCAGAACGAGCAAATATCTATTCCACATGAGTGAATTATCTGCAACAGCCAAGAAACGAGCGAAGAAGTAATGGCAAAAGACCCAAGACTTACCAAGTTCAATCTTGAGGGCTTCAACAAGCCGAAGAGAACTCCGAACCATCCTGAGAAGTCTCATGTCGTTCTTGCCAAGCAAGGTGACAAGGTCAAGCTCATCCGATTTGGTCAGCAAGGTGCAAAGACATCAGGCGCACCGAAAGCCGGAGAGTCAGAGGCCATGAAAGCAAAGCGGGCATCATTCAAAGCCAGACACGCCAAGAACATAGCCAAGGGCAAAATGTCCGCCGCATTCTGGGCTGATAAAGTTAAATGGAGCTAGTGTGGATGACGATCTGTTTGACACGCTGACTCGGCATCAAATATTCATCCAACGGTTAGCTGGTGGTCAGGTCAACAAAGCAGGAGTAGAACTTGAGAAGCTCATAGCTGAAGTTGAGCGCAAGCTAGAGGGCGATCTGACAGACTTCCAGCAGTTCCGCTATCAGCGAATCCTCGATGATCTCAAACTTTATGCCGCAGAGGTGTACCAAGAGATCGGAGCATCAACAGAGGATTTCGCCAATAACTTTATTCAATATGAATCTGAATTCAGCACAGCCGCATTCACGCAAGCTACTGGAGTCGATTTCGATCTACCTAACCCTGTACAACTCCGATCCGCATACCTGACTGATGTGATGGCCTTACAGCCCGGAAGATCAGCTAAATCATTCGGTCAGTTGATGAGTTCTTTTAGTCAGCAAGCACAAGGCCAGTTCTTACAAGTCTTGCGTGATGGGTTTGCTTTGGGTCGCACTTCACCGCAAATCGTGAATGATATAAAAGATCATGTCAGTCTCAAGAAAGATCAGGTCAAAACGCTGATCAGGACAGGAACGAACAATTTAGCCGTCAAAGCCCGAAACGAAACGCTCAAAGAGAATGCTGATATTCTCGATGGATACCAGTGGGTCGCTACTCTCGACAGTCGGACTACGTTCATTTGTATGAGTCGAGATGGTTTGATCTATCCAATCTCTGATAATCCTGAGAGATCACCGAAGCCGCCAGCCCACTTTGGCTGTCGCTCTACGATTGTCCCCAAGGTGAAGAAGGAATTTGAACTCGATGTTGATGGTCAAAGAGGTGCGGTTGGATCGTCAGGTCGGGGTGTGGTCAGTGCAAAACTCAACTATGAGCAATGGTTGCGGAAACAATCCAAAGAGTTCCAGATTGAGGTGCTAGGCAAGGAGCGTCAACGCCTGTTCGCTCAACAGCGGTTGCCACTGTCACGATTCATCGACAGCGATGGTCGCACTCTGACACTGCAAGAGTTGAGAGATAGAGACATCACATTCAATCAAACGACGATCCAACAAGCTATTAGACCCACTTTGCCAGACCCTGAAGCACCGACATTTACCTTCAGACCAACATCAGAAATCAAATTCAAGACACCAAAAGAAGCCAGAAAACGCCTCAAAGCATATGTCGAAGAGGGTAACGCAGATCCTCGGCAATACTCAGATACGCGATTCTCAGGCAAAAAGAATTGGGGTTCTGTCTCTCGATTCGATGATGATATTGCGGTTGCGACTGAGGCGTGTTTGGAAGATTTCGACAGTTTATCTCGTTTGTTCAATATACCCAAACTTAGAGCAATCCAAACGAGACGAGGAACACGAGTCAACGCCTCAATGGGTGACGCAACCCTTTCCATCAATCAGAAAAACATGGGTAGAAGAGTGTCTGGAATAGCGGATAGCACAGACGGGCTTGGTGGGCGTAGGTTGGCAACCAATCGATCTGCATGGAATCAAGGAGATGCAGAGAACAAACCTTGGAGTGTCGCAAGTTATCAGGAAACACGATTCGACACTTACAGATCAGTGATGATTCATGAGTTTGGTCATCATGTTCACCAGACCTATAAGTTTAGCCCCACCAAATTCAATGAGAGATTAGCTACACGCGAGTGGAATAACTTCAGTCCGATAGAACAGCGCATGAATAAATTGTGGAGGAGTTCGCGGAAAGAGTTACAACAAACATCACCAAGTCAATATGGCGAAACAAAGACAGTTGAGTGGTTTGCTGAAAACTTCAGTGCTTACTTTGGAGGACAGAAGCAACGATGTAGCCCCAAATTTATTGAATTGATAGAGGACATGATTGCAAATGCTTACAAGTGAAGAACAGAGTATCATTACCCAAATCCGAGAGATTCTTGATAAGTCTGATAATATTAGCGATGAAGATTTAGATATCATTCGGGGCTTGCTACCAAAGCTACCAGAAGATATTCAAGGCGATTATGGTGAGATATTCACGTTGATCGGACAAGGCATAGACTTATAAGGCGGCAGAGCCGCAACCAAGCAAACTAGAGGTGACGCATGGAAACTACGAACGAGCTACCAGTTGAAGACGCAGACAAGTCAAAACTGCAAAGTGATATTGACTCAACGATTGAGGCAAAAGTACAAGAGCGATTAGACCAAGAGATCGCTGGTCTGAAATCGAAAAACGACGAATTGTTAGCTGAAAAGAAAGCAATCCAGAAAGCAAAGGAAGAAGCAGATGCCAAAGCACGTGATGAAAGGGAAAAGCAAGCCCAAGAAAACGGGCAATACAAAGAACTCTATGAAAGCCAAAAAGCAGAAAATGATTCGCTCAGCGTACGGCTCAAAGAGATGATGGAAAACCAGCAACGACAGACCATCAAGTCTGAGGCGTTGCGGTTGGCTGGTACGTTGACAAAAGACGTTCAGAAGGCCAAACTTCTAGAAAAGGAGATCAGTCAGAGGCTGACTCTTGTTGATAATGAAATCCGTGTGACTGATGATAAAGGTCAGTTGACGGTGTCATCTTTGGATGACCTGAGTGCTAAGATAAAAACGGAATATTCGTTTTTAGTTGACGGCATTCAATCTCAGGGTGGTGGGGCTACCCGAAGCATTGGCGGGGCTAGTGTTGAAGTTCAAGAAATGAGCCGGAGCCAGTTCGATGAATTGTCGCAAAAAGACAGAGCCTTATTCGTTCGTGGCAAAGGGAAAATTGTAAACGAATGAAGGAGTAGCCCCACATGGCTAACGTATTAACAGACCTCGCCGCCGATATTTATGTAGCGGCTGACGTAGTGGGACGGGAGCTTGTTGGCTTTATTCCTGCTGTTACAATTAACGCAAATGGTTCAGAACGTGCCGCAAAAGGTGACGTTGTACGAGCCGCATTCACCCGCGAATCTACTGTTGGTGATGTATCAGAGTCTATGACTATTCCAGAAGGAACAGATCAGACGGTTGATAACAAGACACTGACGATCGATAAGTCTCGCGCTGTTCAAATTCCATTTACTGGTGAAGATGTTTTGCACCTGAATAATGGTGTTGGCTATGAAACAGTCTACGGTGACATGATCGCTCAAGCGATGAGAGCTTTGACGAATGAAATGGAAGTTGAGATTGCTACTCAAGCGAAAAACTCAGCGTCCAGAGCTTTCGGTACGGCTGGAACGACACCATTCGGGTCGAACTTCAACGAGGTTGCAGAGTTACGACAGATTCTGGTCGATAACGGTATGCCGCCTAATGACGGACAAGCAAGTCTGGTCTTGAATACCTTGGCCGGAACGAATTTACGTCAACTTGCAACATTGCAATCAGTCAATCAGGCTGGCAACGATACGCTGTTACGCCAAGGCACTTTGCTTGATTTGCAAGGTCTCGCTGTACGAGAATCAGCGCAAGTGCAGTCACACACCAAAGGTGCTGGTGCTGGCTATGATGTCAACAACGGATCAGGTGAGGTCGTTGGTCAAACTACGATTACTCTTGACGGTGGTACTGTGAATACGACAGGTATCATCGCTGGTGATATCGTCACGTTTGCTGGTGATTCAATCAACAAGTACGTCGTTAACACTGGATTGGTAGCGACTGCTGGTGATATCGTGATTGGTGCGCCCGGTATCCGGTCTACCGTAGCTGATGCGGCTGAAATGACGATTGGCAATGACTACACAGCCAACGTAGCTTTCCATCGGCGAGCGATTGAACTTGCGGTTCGCGCTCCTGCTGTACCAGAAGGCGGTGATAATGCTGATGACGCAATCACGGTGCAAGACCCTAATAGTGGAATCGTTTATGAAATTCGATTCTATAAGGGATATCGCAAGGCCATGATTGAAGTCTCTGTCGCGTTTGGCGTGAAGTGCTGGAAATCAGACTTTATCGCAACACTGCTAGGCTAAAACCAGACGGGGGCTTGTCCCCCGTTTTACTTGAGCCGATTCGCGGAGTTCTGCTAGTTCGCCACGAGTCGGTTCAACTAAAGGAATAATTATGGCTGAATCAAAAACCAAAAAAGTCGCTGAAGACGAAAACCCAAACCTCGTCACGCTAGTCGATGATGACGGTCGTATCGTTAAAGTCGATCCGTGTATGGTCGATGCCTACAAGACTAACGGCTACAAGGAGCCGAAAAAATGAGCCTTGTGGTTGAGGATGGATCAATCGTCAGTGGTGCAAACACTTACGTTTCACTGCAAAACTTTAAGGATTGGGCTACGTTAAGAAACCTGACTTACGGTAACGATGCCAAAGTGACTCAATCGATCTATCGCGCTATGGATTTCTTTGAGCGTCAAACTTTTATCGGATTCAAGGCAAACGAAGACCAACCTTTGCAGTGGCCTAGAACTGAAGCAATGATCGATGGTTACTACGCAGACGCGACTGAGATTCCTAGCGATGTCAAACTTGCCCTATATGAGGCGATCTTTGTTCAGGAGTCAGGCAACAGCCACTTGAACACTGAGGATCGGAAGACTTTACGAGAGAAAGTTGGCGATATCGAGGTCACCTATGCAAACAACAGCGAGAACCGGGTCACCACTCCGGCTCTGACATTTGCACTCAGCAAGATTGTCAGACCAGCATTCGAGGTGATGAGGTCGTGAGCTTTTCATACGATACGCTGGAAAAGAAAGCGACATCGTTGATCAAGAGTTTCGGGCGAGAGCTTACATTTACCAGAACGTCCAAAGGTTCCTATAACACTGCGACAGGCCAGACGAGTGATTCTACTAGTACGTTTAGCAAGTTTTGTTGTGTGTTCAATTACAATGATGCAGAAATCGATGGAACCACAGTACAGCAAGGTGATCGACGCATCCTATCGGAGCCGCACACTTATGTCCTCAATGACACAGTATCTCTGGACAGTAAGGTGTTTCGGGTGATTGGAATCAATGAGCGCAAACCATCTGACACCTTAGTTTCAGTCGATCTACAGGTGAGAGCATGAGCCTCGGTCAAGATTTAAATCGGTTCACAGTCAAAGTGACAGAAGCAAGTGAAGAGAAAATACGAGGCAACTTGCTGTCCTTTACAAAACTTGTGATCGAGCAAACTCCAGTAGATACGGGAAGATTGCGTGGTAACTGGCAATCGAGCATCAACCAAGCCAAACTTTCACAGATAACAACACAGCAAAAGGGGCTGAGTGGTGCGGCATCAAACCAAGCGCAGAAGACACTAGCTCAGTTTGAACTCGGAGATATTTTCTTCTTTACCAACAATCTGCCTTATGCTCGCGCAGTAGAGTTCGGGCTGTACCCTAACCCACCAAAGAAAGGCACTGGCAAAACTGTCGGTGGATTCTCGAAACTCGCTCCGCAAGGCATGGTCAGACCATACTTTCGCGCACTTGTACGGGCTTTGCAGTCGTGAGTACCGTATTTAACGATGTTCAATCAGCACTCGATGCCAGACTAGCAAGTCTATCTGGCGGTCTGGATATCGCATTTCCAAACATCCCATACGAACCAGCGGCAAATGAAAGCTATTTGAGAGCAAACTTTCTCCCGGCTGATGTCGTTCAAGCGGCTTTGGGAGCATCCGGCAAAGACAGAATTGATGGCGTGTATCAGGTTGATGTGTTTACCGTGGCAGGGACAGGGCGTACTAATATCCCCGACACGATTGCAGATCATTTCAAACGTGGCACAAATTTGACGTACAATAGCAACACGGTTCGGATTATCAACGTGTCTATCAATCCGGCGATTATTAGTGGTAGTTGGCAAGCAGTGCCAGTATCCATTAACTTTTACTCATACATGACGGCGAGGTAACACATCATGGCAATTGCAAACGGAGCGCAACATTCGCTGTTTTATGTTGCAGAAACCACCTATGGGACTACACCTAATAACCCTTCCTATTCACCGATCCCGCATACGGCAACGACGATTGGCATGACCAAGGACGGGATTGAGTCGGAAAAGCTCAGAGGTGATCGACAAATCGAAGACTTCCGACATGGCAATAAGACCATTGGTGGCGATATATCATCCGAATTAGAGTACGGTGCTTTTGATGAATTGATTCAGGCTGTAATGTGCGGATCATTCAACACCAACGTACTGATCTCAGGTAATACCAGACGGTCATTTACGCTTGAGCGTCGATTTCTGGACTTAGCTACACCTGAATATCATCGATTCACAGGCGTTGAGTTCAACACGTTAACTTTGAGTGTGGCTCCAAACGCGATGGTCGGCATGACACTTGGGATTGTCGGACAAAATATGACGCTGAACACTACTACAATCGCTGGAGCGAGTGACAATGCTGATGTCGGAAAGACTCCATTTGATTCGTTCACTGGCGCGATTACAGAAGGTGGAAGCACGATTGCGGTGGTCACTGAGATGGAATTGACCATCGAAAACGGGCTAGAGCCTTTGTTTTCAGTAGGATCGCAATTGACCAACCAACCGTCGATTGGCAAGTCACGAGTTACTGGTACATTGGGCTTGTACTTTGACAGCAAAACAGTATTAGAAAAGTTCGTCAACGAGACAGAATCAGCAATTATTCTGACCTTGACGGATGTTCTAGGGAATGACTATCTCTTCAATCTGCCAAGGATCAAATACAACGCTGGTCAGCCTGATGTATCAGGCGAGGGAGCCATCACTTTATCAATGCCATTTGTCGCATTATTCAGCGATGCAACCAACCAGCAATTAAAAATTACAAGGCAACCAGCCTAATATGAAGGAACTAGCAAATGGAACTAGCACAATTAAAAACAGCGGAAACGCACGATGATGGCGCGGATGTCACAATTCTTTCACCGATTGATGGCAAGCCTACGGACGTTATTATCCGCATCAAAGGCATGGATTCAAAAACGTGGCGAGAAGCTAAAAAGAATCAGACACAAAAAATAATTGATGCACGAGCAGATAATCAAATGAATGCTCTGGATTATGATTTGATGGACGCAGAAGCATTAGCAGAAGCGACGATCTCATGGTCAAACATCACAAAGGACGGGAAGGAATACGAGTTTAATCGACAAAATGCTATCAATCTGTATGCGAATGCTCCTGATATCAAAGATCAACTCCTAGCCTTCCTAGGTAACAGAGCCAATTTTATCAGCGGCTGATTGATGAGTTCGTCCGTTTTGGACGTTATTGCTTTTGGATCAATTCATGTCCAGAAGGCTCAAAGGTCAGTCGACACGATGCACTCAAACAAGTCGAGAAAAGTACAGGCAAAACACCGCCTGATCTTGTCAACGCTCCTACCCTGTCCGATTGTCATAATGACGTATGGAAAGCCTATACAACTCTCAGCGTATTCACCTATCAAGAAATCGATGCGTATGTACGCTTGACAGGTTTGTTACTGACACCGTGGGAAATTGAGGCCATAATGAGACTTAGTCAGTATCGTGAGAGTGAACCAAAATGGCCGATATAGCTTCTCTTGTCGTCAAAGCAGATACCTCGCAAGTCAAAAAAGCAACCAGCGATCTCAAAGGTCTGGAGCAACAAGGCAAGCGCACCGATACGGCGGTCGATAATCTCACTGAATCAACTCAACAACTCAATCAAAGTTCTAAGAATCTCAAGGTCGGATTGGGTGGTGCTGGTCGTGGTGCTGGTCAGGCTGGTATTCAGGTTCAACAATTTGTCGGTCAGGTGCAAGCCGGACAAGACCCGATGGTCGCATTCTCTCAGCAAGCCGCTGACTTGGGTATTGTTTTAGGCGTTCCCTTACTAGGTGCTGTTCTTGGTATTGCTGGCGCGTTGGGAACCGTTTTGCTTCCTGCACTATTCAAAAGCAAGCAGGGATTTGAAGATCTGCTGGAAACAGCAGACGAATTAGACATTAGTCTCGCATCTGAAGCACCAGCGTTATTCGCACAACAGCAGAAAATATTAGAAAAGGAAGTCAAGGCCGCACAAAAAGCCCTTGATGAAGGGACGAAAACTTTAGAGAAAAACACAGAGAAAACTACTGAACTTAGTGAGAAAACAGAACAGCGAGGCCGGAATGCGAAGGCGACTGCATTAGCTGTAGACAGATTGAGTGCTTCCGAAGAAGGTTTGGCGGTCAACATTGATGAGCTTAGTCTGGCGGTCGATAAAGCCCAGTTCGCTTTAGATAAATTCAACGGTCAAAAAACGAAAGCAGAGCAAGCCGCAGAAGATTTTGGTAAAGCAATACTAGAAGAAACTCAAGCATTCGGTAAGTCAGAAGCCGCACTGCTGAGAGAAGAAGCCGCGCAACATGAATTGACTTCTGAACAAGAGTTAGCCGTCAAAATCATGGCTGAGTTATTAGAAAACAAACAAAAACTGATTGATGCAAGAAAAGAAGATGCGGCAAGAGCCAAGGAAGAAGCGCAAGCAACACGAGAAGCCGCACAAGCCAAGAGAGAGGCAGATGCGGCAGATAGGGCGTTAGCCAAAGAACAAGCCGTCAATCAAGCCAGAATCAAAGCAGAGGAATTAGGTAGAGAAAAAGAAGCCGCTGAAAGTCGCCAACAGATCAGAGCCGCAGAAGATGAAGCCAGAAGACTAGGGTTGATTGATGTTGAGCAAAGCGAAATCGAGAGCTTTGCTAGACGTTTAGAAGAGCAAAAGAAGTTTGCACAAAATAGGAATCTCAGCGAGCAACAACGCGCAGAAGCACAAAAGAACATTGAAAAGCAGACAAATGACTTTGCAATCAAGAGCGCAGGAGATGCCCTGAATAGTTTAGGTCAAGTCAACGCTCAGGCATTCAAAATAGCGAAAGCATATAATATCGGTCAGGCTGTGATGAATACATACACTGGGGCAACCAAAGCACTTGCAGAGTTACCGCCGCCTTTAAACTTTATTGTAGCCGCCGCGACTGTTGCAAACGGATTGGCTCAAGTCCAACAAATCAGATCGCAGAATTTCCAAGGTCGAGCTTTGGGTGGTCAGGTACGAGGCGGTGAATCGTATGTGGTTGGAGAGCGTGGCCCGGAAATCTTATCAATGGGTGCTGGTCAGTCAGGCAATATTATCCCAAATAATCGTATCCAAGCACCAAATCAGGTAACAAACAGAGTCGCAAACATCAACTTCAACATTTCAACGGTAGACGCAAGAGGGTTCGACTCACTATTACAGAGCCGTCGAGGTCAGATTGTGACCATCGTGAATCAGGCGATGAATGATCGCGGAACGAGAGGAGTCGCATAATGGCGGGAGTATATCCAACCACACCAGAGTTCCAAGCAATCAATGTTGAGTCGAAACATAATAACTTGGTGTCAGAGACTATCTCAGGTCGTCAGCAAGTCAGAACGATTGGTGGACAAAGATACTGTTTCACTGCCAGATATAACGTGATGACTAGGACTGAATTTATGCCTGTTTTCGCTTTTGTAATGAGTCAACAAGGACAACTCGGCACATTTACCATCGTACCGCCTGTGATCGGGAATGCGAACGGAGACGTATCTGGAACAGTTTTGGTCAACGGAGCTACAAACGCTGGGGCTGTCAGTGTACCAATCGATGGAATATCGGGGACATTGAAAGCTGGAGATTTCATCAAATTTGCCAACCATTCTAAAGTTTACATGGTTACAGCAGACTTGACCGGAGCCGGAAACGTATCAATAGAGCCAGCACTTGTGGCTAATGTAGCAGATAACGAAGCAGTCACGTTCGACAGTGTGCCTTTCACCATGCGTTTAAGAAACGACATCCAGACGTATGATCTCAATGCGAATGAACAGTATTCATATGAGATCGATATGATCGAGGTCATCTCGTGACACGGACGATCAACGCAACGACTCAGACTGCCTTAGAGCAAGATGAGTTACGATTAGCTCATCTGGTCAGGATTGGGTTCTCGACAGAGTTATTTTTGACAGACAATTTCTTCCCCATCACCTATGAATCCAATGAATATATCGCGGCTGGTCATTTACTATCTATATCGTCGACACAGGAAACTAACCAGCTAAGAGTCGGAACAGTCAATATTACCTTATCGGCTGTCGATCAGGCGTATGTGTCTTTGTTTCTCAGTCAGCAGTATGTCAATCGTCAGGTCAGAATATTCCTAGCGATTATGACAAGTGCCGGAGCGATATCGGGTGATCCGATCAAAACATTCGATGGGGAGATTGTTGGATATGATTTGCAAAACGGCAAGGACTCAGCAGTCGTCAATATGAAACTAGCGAGTCATTGGTCAGACTTTGAGCGTAAGGCTGGACGATTTACGAACAACAACAGCCAACAGTATCTATTCCCGACAGATACTGGAATGAGGTTTGCGGCAAACTCAGTGAAAGATATTCAGTGGGGTAAAGCCTAATGGGTTGGCTAAGTGATTTTATACGCAACCCGATTCAAGGCACAAAAGACCTTGTTAATGATGTCGTTGATGTCGTCGAAGACGTAATTGATGCCACTGTAGACCTCGTTGGTGATGTGATCTCATGGTTTGTCGATATCCCAGAATTACCCGATATCGATCAGGATGCATCTAGTGTTCTTATCAATAAAAACAGTAACATAGCGCAAATTCCTGTCATTTATGGTGAAAGAAAAGTCGGTGGGACAAGAGTATTTATTGAAACGTCCGGATCAGAAAATGAAAGCCTGTTTATCTGTTTAGTGTTGTGTGAAGGGGAAGTCCATCAAATAGGTGACATCTTTATCAACGATGAGAATCTTTCAGGGTCAAAATATGAACCCTATGTCACTGTGGATAAGAAAGTTGGGACAGACACGCAAGCCGCATCTACTACTTTGCTTGAGTCACCAAGTTGGACATCGAACGACAAGTTGTCCGGTATAGCGTATCTAGGCATAAAAATTCAGTTCAACAGCGATGTGTTTAGCTCGATTCCTACCATCAACGCGATAGTCCAAGGCAGGAAAGTATTCGATCCTAGAGATTCATCGACGGTGTTTTCTGACAATCCCGTCCTTTGTCTGAGGGATTACCTGACGAATACGAGGTATGGCAAAGGGCTAGACTCAAGTTTATTGGACGATACGACTTTCAGCGCGGCGGCGAACGCTTGCGATACGACAAACGCAACCTTTAGCGGGTCGGGTGTCAATATCAAACGATTCCAATGTAATGCCGTAATCAATACTGACCAGACATTGTTCAACAATACAAAAATCCTATTGGCTGGGTTTCAAGGCATGATGCCATTCCAAAATGGAACGTACAGAGTGTTTGTAGAAGACGATTACACAGCTAGTTTTGCGTTTACAGAGTCCAACATCATCTCAGGATTCAAGATTCAAGGGTCGCAAAAGGGCAAAAAGTTCAACCGTGTCACTGCTAAATTTGTCAATCCTGAAACTAATTATCAGGCTGATGCAGTGATTTATCCTGACGCTGATTCCTCTGACTACACAACCTTTCTTTCGGAGGATAACAACAAGCCGCTCGAAACAGAAATCAACCTCAATACAATCACGAGTTACTATCAAGCTCGGAACATCGCTAAAACTCTGTTATTGCAAAGCCGATTGGCTGGTCTGCAAATGTCATTCGTAGCCACTCCAGACGCTCTCAAATGCGCTGTAGGCGACATTGTGACAGTGACCCATAGTACCCCAGCGTTCACCGATAAAAAGTTCAGGGTAACAGGTCTATCAATTAACTTTGACGCGACTGTGAACGTCTCTTTGGCTGAACATGACGCAACGATCTATCCTTGGGTTAATGATAAGACGCAACCAGCAACAGCGAGTTCTAATTTGCCAGACCCTTTGACGGTAGCGGCTCCTGTTCTTACGGTATCAGATGAGGTCAGAACCTTGAACGAAGAGGCTGTCAGTTTCTTGATTGCAAATGTGTCCACATCTGATCAGTTTGCCGATCGATTTGAAGTGCAGAGTCAGAAAGCAGGAACGACAGAGTTCGTCACGATGGGTCAAGCAAGTGAGGGACGGTTTGAACAAGTCAACATCGAAGATGGTCTGGTCTACACGGTCAAGGCAAGAGTCATCAACACGCTGGGAGTAAAATCACCATTTACTACGATTGCTCATGAGGTGGTCGGTAAAACTGCACCGCCAGCCGATGTCACAGGGCTGACCGGAAACCTGATAGGAAACCAGTTTTTGCTCAGTTGGAACGCTGTTGCTGATGCTGACTTGAGTCATTACAGGTTGAGATTTGCGTCTACAGACTCATCGATGACTTATCAGAATAGTAATCCACTTGTGGATAAGGTCAGCCGTCCTGCGACTTCTGTATTCGTCCCAGCGAGAAACGGAACCTATTTTGTCAAGTCTGTTGATAAATTAGGTCTCGCGAGCCTCAATCCTGCCACTGTGGTTCTAAGTTCTAATATCGATGAGTTAGATAATTTCAAAGCCATTCAAACCATTACTGAAAGTCCTGATTTCAACGGAACATTTGACGATACGGTCGAGATCGACGAGGACGATAGGCTGGTACTTAACACCTCAATAAACTTTGATTCGGTCACAGGAAACTTTGATGATGCTCTGGGACTGTTCGACGGTGGTGCTGGAAACGTAGATGCAGAAGGATTCTACAACTTCCAGAGTACAGTTGATCTCGGAGCTATCTTCTTGGTTCGGGCGACTTCTATTGTGCGGTCGATTCGGGTGGATTATGTTGCGCTTTTTGATGCGGCTGAAGGGAATTTCGACTCAAGGCAAGGTCTATTTGATGGCGATGTGAATGCTTTCGACGATGTTGGTGTTGAGGTTCAATGTCGTTTCACAACCGATAATCCGTCAGGGAGTCCAACCTATGGTGATTTCAAGACATTTACAGTCAGTGACTTCAAGGCCAGAGGGCTACAATTTAGAGCCAGACTGACAACAACGGATAATCAAGCGACTCCAGCAGTCACATTTTTATCTGTTCAACTAGATATGGGTGAACGTGTCGAATCAGGGGAAGACGTAGCGAGTGGGGCTGGAGCCAAAGCCGTGACATTTACCAAGGCATTTCAAGCAACTCCGGCAATTGGTATCGGAGCGCAGAACCTTCAAACTGGAGATTTTTACGAGCTATCGTCAAAAAGTCGTACAGGGTTTACAATTACATTCAAGAATAGTAGCGGAACAGCCGTTGATCGGACGTTCGATTTCGTTGCTAAGGGAGCAGGACGAGAGGTCGCATAATGAGCCAAGCAGATTTAACCATTGCCAACCAAGGTTTCCCGGCATTCAGAACGGAGTTAAATAATTCACTGCAAGCGTTAGCTTCCAATAATTCCGGAACGAGCGCACCGTCCACGACGTTTGCCAATCAGTTTTTCTACAACACCTCAACGAATGTTCTATCGATTAGAAACGAGGATAACGATGCGTATATCCCTATTGCCCTGCTGGATCAAACCAATGACGTTATCACGGAGATTCAGACGCAGGGAATCGGGTTTTCTGATGGCGATAATGCAATCACCATAGCCGATGGAGGGATTTGCACGTTTCCTCAAGCAGTAACATTGACCAGCGGTGCGTCGATGCCTGATTCAGTCAATCTGAGTTTTGGTGCTGGCAATGACTTACAAATTCAGCACAACGGTTCTAAATCAATTATCAATGACAACGGAACGGGTGACTTAGAACTTCAGCAAGGTGGGTCAGCCAAGCTCACGGTCACGAGTACAGGTGTCAGTGTCACAGGAACAGCCCTAGCAACGACTGATACTGATGCAACAAATACTGGATCGGTAACTTTAGACTTCTCTGCCAATCAAAATTTCGTCCTGACGCTGACAGGTGCGGTCACATTGGCGAACCCAAGCACAGAGCAAGTCGGTCAATCAGGATTTATCGTTTTTATACAAGATTCAACCGGAGGACGTACGGTGAGCTTAGGCACTGACTATGAAACAGCGGGTGGAGCCGGACTGACGCTATCAGCGGCGGCAAACACGACTGATGTCGTGCCGTATGTCGTGGCGGCGAGTTCTCGTATTCTACTTGGTAAACCTCAATTGGCGTTTAGCTGATGAGTGGTATTTTCGGTGCAGGACAACTCCAGTTTCTTGGTGGAGAGGATGCTTTCTATGGCTTTGAGATCGGAAACTCTTTGCGGTTTAACGATGACGACAGCGCGTATCTAAATCGCACTCCTGCATCTGCCGGTAATCGTCGGACACACACTTTGTCAATGTGGTTCAAACGTAGCACATTAGGAACAACACAATTTTTATTTGGTGCTGATGCTAGTGATGTAAGAACAGATTTATATTTTGGGTCAAACGATATTTTACAACTTGCTGAATACCAAGGAATGGATTTTCAAACCACCCAAGTTTTTCGTGATCCATCTGCTTGGTATCACTTAGTTATTTCTATAGATACTACTCAAGCAACAGATACAAACAGAGTCAAAATTTATATAAATGGCGATCAAATAACTAGTTTTGGATCAGCAACATATCCTACTCAGGACTTTGAATTAGGATGGTCAAAAGATGGTCTACATAGGCTAGGAGCAAGGGCTTTTAATACATCAAGCACATTCGACGGATACCTAGCCGAAGTCAATTTTATCGACGGTACAGCCCTAGATCCAACCTCATTCGGTGAAACAAAAGAGAATATCTGGATTCCAAAGGACACATCAGGTCTAACATTTGGGACAAATGGATTTAGGCTTCAATTCAAAAACTCATCTGTCGGGTCAGCATCGTCGAGTACAGTCGGTGCAGATACCTCCGGTAACAATCATCATTTCTCTAGCAACAACATTGCTACGACAGACAATATGACTGACTCACCTACAGATAACTTTTGTACATTCAATCCATTGCTTACAAACGACAATTCAACATTTTCGGATGGCAATTTACAGGTTACTTCAGCAAGCGGAGCAAGTACCACAGGCACAACATTTGGGATGTCGTCTGGTAAATGGTACGCAGAGTTTATTTGTACCGCTAAAACGTCGGTAAATATGTATGTCGGCATTGTCAGAGCAGATCGTTTTGATGGTGACAATCAGGGCAACGAAGGCAACAACATTGGGTACATTTACGTCAATGATATTAGCGGATCGGGCAGAATATATTACCCAACGGGTGATGAAGCCTACGGTGCGGCTTGGGCTGTTAATGATGTGATTGGTGTTGCGTTTGACGCTGACACAAGAAATGTCACGTTTTACAAAAATGGGGTCAGTCAGGGCGTATATACACGGATTGCATCTGAATACTCTGGCGGTACTTGGATGATGGTAGTTGGTGAAGGTCAATCTTCAGCAACAGCTACGTTTGTTGCAGAGTTTGGACAGGGTGGTTTCACCTACACACCGCCCACAGACTACCTCGCACTCAGCACAGCGAACCTACCTGATCCGGTGATTGATCCTGCACAGGGAAGCAGTCCTGAAGATTACTTTGGTACGGTGTTGTATACGGGTAATTCAAGCACTCAGTCGATTACTGGCGTAGGTTTTCAGCCTGATTTCACTTGGATTAAACTTAGAAATCAAGTCTCTGGTTTTAATTGGAACCATGTTTTACAAGATGTTGTACGAGGCGCTGGTAATACCAAGTTATTTTCTAATCAGACAGACCAAGAAGGTCTTTCCGGAGATACCGGACATTTATCTTCATTTGACTCTGATGGGTTTAGCTTAACTAAAACAGGCTCTGGTTCTTATAATTACGCACAAACAAATGCATCTGGTGGCTCTTATGTCGCTTGGAACTGG